TTTAAAAGAGAAATGGAACTTGGTGCAAACTACCTGCTTGAGCGCGGCATCTTGGTTACATACGTTGGCTGGCAGCGCGAGGACCGCAAGTTTTTGCAGGAGCTAGACCTTGAGCAAATTTCATCTATCTCTCCAGACATTGCCCAGTCCATTGCAGACGACTCTGACACTGAGCGCGTAGAGAATCTGTTGATTTCTGCATTTCCTGGAGTTAACTCAAGCAGAGCAAAGAAGGCCATTGAGGAACTGCGCAAGAACGGTAAGACCGAATTGCCTACAGTTCGTCGCCAGGTAGATGCACCAGAGGTTAAAACTCTTGCACCGGACGGAGACTTCTTCTTTCCTAGCTATGTTACCGACCCGCAACGCGCACCGTACTGTTTCTGGCGCACGTACTATACCGCTCAAGAGCTGGAAAATAAGGTGGTAACGGATGGCTGGGACCAGGATTTCGTGGACGTAATGATTGAACGCTATCGAGGCATCAACATTAACTCTATCGAAAACGAGCAGGAGGGTCGCCGCTCCGGTCAAGTTAGTGATACAATCTACGAGTCCGACGACTTGATTGAAATTGTATACGGCTATCAACGCTTATTTGACGAAGAGGATGGCTCCGAAGGCATTTATTGCACAGTATTCCACAAGGATTACAGCGGAGGAGACGAAAGCCCAGCTTATGCAAAGTTTGAGCTTTTGAATGGATATGAGGACTATCCAGTGGTTGTTACTAAGTTATCTGAAGATTCTAAGCGTCTTTACGATACAATGACCATTCCTAACATTCTTCGCGGTATACAAAACCAGGTTAAGGTAGAGCGAGACTCTCGCATTGACCGCAATAGCATTGCTACATTGCCACCAATTTTGCATCCTGTTGGTCAAGCTCCAACAGACTGGGGTCCAGGACGAATGATTCCGTACCGAAGAAAAGGAGACTTAGACTTCGCCCCAGTGCCTCCAGCACCAACTGGCTCTATTGAGGTAGAGCAAACATTGGAAACGCAGGCAGATGCTCTTGTTGGATTAGACGTTGAGAATCCGCTTGCGCCAGTTCGTCGGCAATTCCTAATAGACAAGTTTTTAAACCACAGCGCAGAGGTTCTACGAATGACATGGAAGTGCTTTCAGAGGTTTGGACCAGACCAAGTATTCTTCAAGGTAACTGGTAGCCCAGACCCAATGAAGTTTTCCAAGGGTGACCCCAACGAGGATTACGATATTGTGGTTTCCTACGATGTTTTAAACACCGACAAAGAAACCCAAGAGCGTAAACTGCAGTCCTTGGTTTCGTTGACTCAATTAGACCGCTCTGGTCGCATTGATGTAGACGCATTGCTTGAAACGGTTGCCAACTCCATTGACCCGGTTATGGCCGACAGTATTCTTCGCGAGGGTAAGGCCGCAGAGCAGGAAATGGTTCGCGACGTAACCGATGACCTAGCCAAGATTTTTGCAGGCATTGAGATGCCAGCTCGACCAAATGGTGCGCAGGTAGCAATGAAGCTACTACAGCAGTACACCCAGCAGCCAGACATTGCTCAACGTCTACAAACAGACCAAGGCTTCAAGGCGCGACTGGAGAAATATATTGGTCAATATACATTTATGCAGCAGCAGGCTCAAAATGCACAAATCGGTAAAATCGGAACCCAGCCCGCAGGTATGGGTAACGTAGGATTACAGAGCATCAATCAATGACACTAGAGGAATCAATACAGTTTTTGCAGCACAACGAGCATTTCGCTACGTTTATTTCGATTATTCACGCACTGCGCGAAGAGTCCATTGCAGAGTTACACAACTCTGACTTTGAAACTATGCAGCAAACTTCCGGCAAAATACTAACCTATGACCAAATTCTCCAAATGGTTTCTTGGGAGGATATACGCAAAAAACATGAGACTACTTTCAACAAGCTTGTGTAGTTTAGTATAATACTTTTATTCGCAATCGCCCGGCGCAAAAGGGTGGAAAGATATGACAGAAGAAATCACAACTGACAACGTAGAGTCAGAACAAAAAACTATGGACAATATGACACCGCATCAGTTCATCGCTGAACGGTCCGGTTCGCCGAAAGGTGAATCTGAAGTTGCCGAGAAGGAAGAACCCAAGGAAGAGGCTGTAGAAGAGAGTGCAGAAGAATCCGAAGGTACGGAAGACGAGGCAGATGTTCTTTCACAGTTAGATATAGAAAACTTATCGGAAAGTGAAATTAAAGCTTTATCATCCAAGCTTAACAGCCGAGCAGTTGCCCGCTACGGGGAGCTGACCGCAAAGCGTAAAGCCGCTGAAGAGCGCATGGAAAAGCTGGAACAACAGTTAGAGTCATTGAAAAGTGAAAAGTCTGAAAAAGTTCCAGTGGTAAAGGATAATCCACTTAAAGAAATACAAGACCCTGCTAAGTTGCAGCAAGAGGCAGGCAATGCACAAGAAGTTGTGGATTGGGCTGAAGACTTGTTGTACGAGCATGGTGACTATGGACCCGATGATGTTATCGCTACAGTAGATGGTCGAGACTTAACCAAGGCTCAGGTTCGCAAAACAATGCGGCACTCGCAAAATATGCTTCGTAAGTTTATTCCTGCCCAAATGCAGGAGCTACAAAAGAAGGATACGGCAATTAAAGCCAGAGGTGCTTTTGAAGAAAAGGCCAAAGAAGAGTTAGTTTGGATGAAGAATCAGAACAGCGAGGTATACAAAAAGTATAACTCGATGATTAACGACCGCCGACTAGTGGACTTGCAAGAAGCTAATCCGGAAATCGCAGCACAAATGCCATACCTTGTTGCACACGCAGCAAACAGTATGTTTGGGCGCAAAGTAATTGCTCCTACACGCGCTGCACCGCGAGCTATCAAGTCAACTCCACCGAAAAGCGCATCTACTACAGCAGCTAAATCTGAAAAAACTGTACCGAGAACAGCTAAAAAACTTCAACAACAATCAAAGCAGTTCCAGGAAACTGGTTCAGCTAGTGATTTCGTAGCTCTCCGAACGTTACAAATGCAAAACAAAACCTAAAATATTATGTCGTTTTCAAATACATTCGATACCACAAATACAGGTTCTGCAGTTTCTAACCGTGAGGATTTGACAGATGTCTTGACAATCCTTGCGCCGGAAGAAACTCCAGTCCTTTCTTCGGCTTCTAAAAAGAAAGCCAACGCAACATTCAGTGAATGGACAGTAGACAAGCTCGCTGGCCCCCAAACAGGAGGAATCTCCGAGGGTGCTGACGTTACTACGTTTACCGACAAGTTTGCTGACCGCGCCCGTCTGGGTAACTACGTGCAAAAGTTCCGTCGTGACTACATGGTTTCCGATTTACAGGAAGCTGTTGATTCCGTTGGTCCTGCTAAAGTTGCACAAGCTGAATCCAAAGCAATCCGTGAACTTAAGCGCGACGTTGAAGCAACTATTCTTAGCTCTAACGACCGCTCTGTAGAAAACGGTGCTGGCACTAACTACGGCCTTCGTGGTCTTGGTAAGTGGCTTGCTGATGGTACTACCATCGCTGGCACTCCAGCAGACCTTCCTGCGGATTACGTTACTCCAACGGCTAATAACTCTGATGCAGGTGATGCGTACACTGAGACTATTCTTAATACTCAGCTTTCCAGCATCTTCCGCCAAACTGGTCAATCAAGCAATATGATGATTGTCTGCGATACCGGTCTTCGCCGTCGTATCTCTGACTTCGCTCGCTTGACTGCCGCTGTTGATGCAGGCGCAAATATGCGCAACGTCAATATGGAACAGGGTCAAAGCACCATTAAACTGTCTGTTGAACTCTATGAGTCCGACCACGGCGTTGTTTCTGTTGTTAATATGAACCCAGATACAGCACCAGCTACAGTTACTGGAGCTAATGCTAGCCACGCTGATGGTTATATTATTAACCCAGACTACGTTGGTATCCACGAACTCATTCCTATGGGTTCAACTCGCCTGCCTAACCTTGGCGGTGGTGAGCGTGGATTCGTTGACTGCGCCCTGACTCTCGGTGTTTACCACCCAGCAGCTCACGGTAAGATTATTGCTTAACAA